AGACGTAGACAAGGCAATGCTCACAACAAATCTCCTAACGGTGGAGATTTGCTGCTGCGAGCAAGCCTGTCACAATACACATTTCGGGGGGTGGCGTCACTCACCCGGATACTCGATCCTGTGCGCCCTCACCTTGCGGTGATTAGTGCCCTTGCAGCACTTCGGGGTCAGTTTTTCCCATGACCTGGGGGACTGGGGCCGGGGTGTCGTCCAAACCCGAGAGGGGATCCCTCTCCCTTGCGGTGGCAGTTGCCAAGATGCCAAGCTTGTTTAGTGTCCTTTCAACACCACGGAGTCATACCCTGACCTGGGGACTGGGGGCGGAGAGTCGTCAACTCCCAAGAACACGTGATTTACGTGTCCTTCCTTGCGCGGGCTGGAAACCATCCAGTGGTAGTTGCCAAGATACCAAGCTTGTTCAGCGCCCTTTCAGCGCCACGGGGCCCTCCCTGGACCTAGGAACTGGGGCCGGAGAATCGTTAACTCCCAGGGGCGTGAAACACACACCCCTCCTTGCGGGGGCAGTAGCCCAACGAGGTTGTATTATCCCCAACCCGGGAGACTGGGGGCGAGGTGTCGTCACCACCTAAGGTAGCCTCAAGCTTCCCTTCCTTGCGCTGAAATGGTAGAGTTTTCGGCTCTACCTCCTACCTAGCATCCTTCGATGGCTAGGTTACCCGAACACGGGATCCTGGTGAACTTTGTATCTCCCCAGGATTTGGAGTCCATCGGGAAATTTCTGGCTTCCATTCTCCTGTTCGATGATCTTCCGGGCTGTCTCAACAGTGGCCACGATGTTCTTGGACCACGAAGCTCTGTCACGTTCGCCAATCAAACTGCCGCACGCTATGTCCTTTGACTTAGGTAAATACGGGATGTCCGTCCAAGCTTTGACAAGGTCTTTGGTCCTCATCCACGGGTTGTTCACAATCCAAACGGTGTTCCATACCTCCAGCATGTCTTGTGTTGTCATCCACTCAGCATGCTGGTGCACAGACCATGAGACGCGGCCCGTTGGAACCCAATTCGAGGGAACAGCCGACACGATTGCAGCGAATCCTAGCCGCAGGTCTCGCCGGTGGAAGTAGTACAACCCCCACATTTGAGCGTGAGCTTTGGCCAAGCACCCGGCAGCTGACATGTCAACCACACCTCCTTTCTGGATCCGAGCTCTCCCAATGATTTCATGTTGGTCACGGCAAGGAGCGATAATCTCTCGTCCGTCTCTAAGCACCAAGGCGTGGAAATGGTGGGAACAGAACTCAACTTGCTCCCAGCTAGAGTACCTAGGAGACGGCTCCGTTGGCTTGAGGTTCTTTCTTGTTTTCGACGTGATCGTGATGTACGTCAAGCTAGTGTGGAAGCGATCATTGTTAGTTGCTACAACAACATCATCTCCGGCGACAACCATGCAGCTAAGAACATGCTCAAGATTGCTGTCTAGCCACGAGTCAATTACCGGTAGGGGTGCGTCCAGCAGGCCCTCGGCTTCCAACATTCGTCCAACCTGGTTCTTGCCATTAGTCACCGTGTTGAGGGCGTAGGTTGTGACTTGTCCGGAACCACGCTGATCCGTGCGAGACAGCACATCAAAAACAGTGCCACTCCTGTACTTGGGGTGGTTGCGGGGGAACAAGGCGACCATGTTCATGTAGCAGTGCTTGAAAACACTGGAAATGAGCTTCGCATGATAAGGATCTTGCACCATGTCTAGCAACAACCATAGTTCATCTTCAAGGTCTGCTTCCGTGATCTTAGTGTCCCAACCGGCTACATCGTCAGCTATCAGCCACTGCCCTTTTTGGGCGATTTCCTTTAGGTAGTACCCGAAGTAGTTCACTCCCACACCTCCAACACCACATGGAAAATTTTCGCGTGCAACCCAGTGATCTTCATTTAGAAACCCGAGAGCTTCATACTCGAGGAACCTACTTCCCAACCACATGTACCAGATGATGCGAGACCCACGGGCCTCGCCAAACGATGAAGGTTTCTTCTCTTTCTTTCCCATGGTGTTGTAGACACAAAGTTCACAATCGCCACTCAGGTGCAGCGCCCGTTCTCGGTCAACCAAGCTCCAGAACACGGGGTCGTCTAGCGCCTCCTTGACTCCGTTCCACGGCATCTCAGAGCTCCAGCCGCCAACGGCGGCTCCGCTCTTCACATTGTTGACGTAGTCAGAGGGAGCTAGGATTCGGGGTCGTAGTCCTCGCTTCTTGAACAGGCGTGAAAAATGTTTCATGATTAGCCGGTTCAAGCTCCTCGTGCGTGTGTCCGGCTCGACTGTTAGCGTGTCGACCTTCTCCCTAAGGATCTTTTGCTGCGAATACGTAGACACGTCCGTCATCATGAATGTGGTGACACGAGTGAGAAAGTCCCACGGCCACATGATGCGCCGCATCATAGGATTCACCGTTTGCCCACCGGGGGAAATGTCGTCAGTGGCGAATGATCCGTGGTAGTTGAAGGACTGGTAAGGATGTTCACGATCAACAAACCAGGTGTGCAGATTTTCATTCCGTAGCCGCTGCACTCGCCGCGCGACGAGTTGAGGTTGTTGCTGCTTAACTTTGGACCTAGGGTCACTGCGGGTGCCGAGTTCCAGTTTCGGTGGGCTGTCGATGATCACTTGGTCGTTCCTTCGAAAGCGTCCGAGGAGGGCTCCAAGAACCTGGAAAACGGAGCCAACAATGTTTGCCCGAACGCCCGAGATGTAATACATTTCAGCGGTGGAGTTCCGGCTATACGACAGCCGAACGACCCGGCCTCCGTACTTGTGTTGTAACGTCTCCAGTTTTCGAAGCACTTCGATGTGATAGGGAGACAAGACCTTGCAGGCAAAAGCTGCATTTGGGTTGTGCTCCAACCACTTCTCAAGCAAGCCCAGTACCTTCAACGTGCGGGTTCGCTCCACATCACCACGAGAATCGCTTTCTCCAATGTCGCAGACGATCGTGTTGCAATCTTTTGGCGGCTCGGCATACACGTCGACGCCAGCTTTCAATGTGGCTAGGTTATGCCCTTTTGTCCGGAACGGCTGGGGGTTCTCTCGGTTGTTACCTCCAAGGGTGAATCCGTGGACAGCGCTAATCCGTGAGTCCATCACCAGACGCTGACTCCAACCTCCCCTTCCGCATCCGAGATCAACAGCAACACCTTTCGGTTCCCACTGATATTTCCTCAGCAACTCGTCCATCTTCAGGCCACCTCGAGAAACATAGTCTCCCTTATCCGTTTCATTGACACCTCGGGACCTGTACTGATCAAACGCGTTCTTGTCAAGAGAATTCAATATCTCTTTCCACCGGTACCCGATTCCGCAAGTGTCAGTCTTCACCAGCGAGCGGGTTGCCAGACGGTTTGGATGTACGATGAACCAGAACACCAAGGCAGCACCGACGAACATCAGTAGCACTGGATCAACCACGATCATCAGAACGAGCAACAAACCAGTATAGTCTAGCAAGCCCAGTAGATAGTTGTTTGGTCTTCGGAACGTCAGGAACGTGAAGCAGCAGATGGCGAAAAACACCATGATGTGCAGGCTCGAGGGAGCAGTTATCGCCCAGAGCGCTGAAGAGAGCACCTGAGTCATGAAGAACGTCGGTCTAGCATGGGACAAACCATCTCGTCCGGAAATGTCGTCGTCAACGTCCTTCTTGCTAGTTCGGGCCACAAGTACCTTCACTGCACGATTTGAAAAAGCATGCTTCCGATCAAAGTGCGCCAAGATCAAGAAGATAGCCCCGATCAGGATGCCGTAGATCTTTGTAACGAACGTCGTGGCGAAGAAAGCTGAAAAAGCCACGGGAATCATTATCTCCCAAGCAATAGCCGACACTTGAACTCCTCCAATCACGGACGCCGATTGAGCTTCATTGGCAAACAGTCCTCGCAGGAAGTGGCCATCGGACCAGCAGTTGGCAAACACGCCACCAATTCCAGCAATTGCGTAACTTACACACAACGCACCAGGTAAACTGGTGATGCTGAACGGTAGTGTGGGAGCCGCTGGTGCGCGAGGAACACCGCCTGTCGCCGCAGGTCTCCGTTCCATCAGATAGTGGGTTAGGCGGGTCAGATCTCGGCGTGTGTTTGGCATTAGTTCCAATTCCCAAGCGACAATGCCCATGACGGCCAAGCAAACCATGATGATGATGATGGTAATCGTGTCGCCTGTGTAAGCTCTATGAACATTGGTCGCATTAACGCTCATGATCACGAACAGTCCGACCACCGCGATGAAGACGAAAACCGGGGGGATGCCGACCAGGACCGCGCACATGGGAGCTATGGCGATAGCCATTGACCCAAGTTGTGAAATTCCACCTTGTGCATACGTGATTATCGTCGGCGGGGCGCTACTTGGTTGGTCAGGTCGTCGTCCAAACAGCCAGCACACTATCTTGTACATGCCAACAACTGTCAACAGCAGGATCGTACTGGCGGCGGCCCCGATGAGGACTGCTGTCCAAGCATTCAGAGATTGCCCCATCGTGAAATCAGAGACGTAAGGGTCGTCCACATTTGATATGACATGCAGGTTTTCGATTGTGTCGCGAAACGTGTTACCGAGCATTTCCATGTTGATTGAGGTCAACGCGACATACAGGCCATGAGCCACACCGAGGACATCAAAATTGAGGACGCTCCGTTGTTTGAGAAAGATTGACAATTTCGTGCGCTTTTCCAGTTCGTTGCATTTCTCAAACCGGTCGTCGTGGAACCTGGGGGCGTACGCGTGATCCCCTGCTTCAGTCCGGATCTTGAGCTTCGTTCGCTGTGGCCCGTTGAACAAAATGGTGTGACGATGATCAAAAGCTTTAGCCCATTGCCACGCGAGCCAGATGGGAATCTCTTTCTTCACAAGCTCCACAAACCGTGTTCTTCCCTTTTCTTCAAGAAGGTAGTGTCCAAGTGGCTGAAAGTACTCTGCTTCTTCTCGCATTGGCCCACACATCATTTGGTCAAGCACCATCTGAGCCTCAGTCCAGCAAGCCCAGTTCGCGGGCTCATGTTCAAGCTCAACCCCGATGGGGTATATGTACTGCCCTTCTTCACGCCGTCCAGTTCTTCCACGCCGCTGGATTGCCGAGGCTTCTGTGATGCCGACTTTCTCCAACATCACCCCGCCTTCTGACATCACAGGTTTAACCGCTATGCGCGTGTCAATGACTGTTTTCACTCCGAGATTGGCTCCCATTTCGCTAATATCCGTGGATACCACAAATTCAGTTTCCGGGTTTCGCGCTTTGGCGATGGCTGAGTCGAAAGTTTCTCGCGTTAAGGCAACGCCTTTCAAATCTCTCGCTAGAGACGTGGCCTGGTGTTGTGTGGCAACAAACACGATTGTCTTGCCCTCCGCGTTCTTGCGGATCCATGCCGCAGTTATGTCCCTGGGGAATTTCATGGCGACGTCCTGGATGTTGAAATTTGAGCCGTTGCTTCCAGGATAACCGGGGGGAGTCGCGCTCATGTAAGTGACGTTGACTCCCTTCGCGTTATGGTAATCCATGATTCCACGACAAGCAATCGACAGCGGATCAAGAAAGTGGCATTCATCCATTATGATCTTTGAAAATTTGATGCTGTCAATGCCTTTCTCCATGACATACTGCGTTAGCGTGGCGTGGCATGCTACCGTGACTGCGTTTCGCCGGTACATGGCTAGATTTGAGCCAATGACCACGCCTGGACAAGCTTCACCAATCGCTCGGATGACTTCATCTTTGACAACTCGTGTTGGTGTTAGGATGAGCAATCTCTTTGTTTGTTTGATGTGTTCCTGTGCTTCGGCAACCAAGACCTTGCGCGTCTTTCCTCTTCCAGGGTGCCAGTCCACAAAGCTTCGTGACGAACCGGCCTCCTCGGCTATTTCTGCGGCCATGGCAACTTCTCCACTTGTGATGATAGAAAAGTATTCCCATCCAATGTGGAAGCCATAGCCATACAAGCCGACAACCCTGCCATCCAAAGAATGGATGGGGGATCCAGATGAGCCGCGTCCAAAGTCCTTTCCAATCACCGACACAGTTTCACCATTGATTTTTAGTTGGGCCGTGGAACACCGCACGCAGGATACGCTGTTGTCGCTTTCGACCACGCGGACAATAACAGATGCCTCGTTTGACTCGGTGATGTTCCATGGGCCACCATACGACGCCATGTCGCGGTAGATGTCAGCCGAGTGCATACGAACCGCTCTGCCCTCCCAGTAGACACAAGCTCCTGATGTGACATGCCATAGTGTGTGGAAAACACCACCTTTGGCATAGCCGGCTCCTGTGTGATACTTGAAAAAGGTGCAATGGGCCACTATCCTGTAAGTTCCATCCGGTATGTGTCCAAAGTCGCTTTCAACATCAATCTCGTCCGCGTAGACAGGAGGGGCTAGCAGAACGTCGTTCACCCCAGAGCGGCGATTGCTCGTGCCGAAGATCAACCTCGGCAACCACACGTATGCTTCAGTAAACCAGCAGAAGAGCATGGACGTGATACCCAACAATGGGTTCATGAGCGTCACACCGAGGCAGCCCGTGAACATCAGGATTGCAACGGAAACCAATCCCACATCAGTGTAGTTCAGGAATTCCACTCCACTGGGTCCGTAGACACCTTCTAATCCTGGCGGTAGTCTTGTGAATGATTCTTCGCAGTTGCTCGGCACGCTCGTACCCGGCACCGGGACAAGTACATATTTCGTCGGAGGAACCAGCCTGGTCACTAGTCCGATCAGCAGACCCCCCAGGAACACAGCGACGGCAGAGCTCTCCAGACCCGTGAATCGCAGTAAGACTGAAACCACGTACAACACTACAAAGTACACGCCCAATAGAGCTGATCGCTTCGAAGCCCGAAGTCCACTCTTCCACAAGTTTGGAGACCGCCTCCAATTCGCGCAGACGTGTGTAACAAAGATCACCAGGGCAACACCGAGGCTCACCAGGGCCGCCATCAACGGGTGCGTCACCACGTAATTCAGGGCAATCATGCTGTCCACAGGGGCAAACTGGGATCTCATACTGAGTGCCAACTTCACGTACAGAGGGAACAGGACGTGCTCGAGGTGGGATGCTTGTTTGATCAACATTTGTAATTTCAAAATTACCCATTCGGCGGCGAACACGGTTAATGCGTATTCGATAGATGACTCGACGCGTTTGCGCAACAACCAACCTAGGAAAAACAAATGTGATGTTGAGAACTGCAAAGCAAGCCAAAAATGCACAAGAAGTGCGCTTCCATTGGGCACAGCGGCGAGCGAGTAAGACAAGCCCATCCACGACCAACCGACCCAGCTTCCAGCAGGTATACCAAAAACTACGAATAGCAGCCAGGTACCGATTGTGCGTTGGCCCCATCGGTGTCGAGTCCGAATTGTTAGCAGGTGTAGAAGCACGCCCACCAGTAAAGGAGAAGATCCATCTACTGGCAGGCTGTCCCGGAAATCCTGAAGCAAAGCTTCAGCTCCAGGGATTGGAGAGACGGTTTTTGGGAACATCTGATCCATCTCGTCTATTTCAACACCCTCGTTCTCGATGATGAGCTTTGAATGCGCAGTCATTGGTCGTATTTCCATTGGGTAAAAGAAGTCACCATCCACGATGAAGTGAATGGGCTTGCGATCATTGGCCAAACATCCTTTGCAGCACCACTTCTTTGCAATGGCAGGGTCCACTTTGACCGCTGATCCACTACCATCGCACGAGTCCATGGACTCCACTTCAGTTCCAGGAACTGGTCCCTGCCGCAATTTTATCTCGGCCTTGTACCACGGGAACTCGTGTTGAGTTCCGTACCCAGGGATGTGGTTGGCTTTGGACATCGGCGCTCCGTAATGGGCTGGCATAAACAATGTACTATCGTTGTGAGTCGTGAGATCAAATGTGTACTCCTGTGGCCAAATGCATTGGTGGCTTTGGGTCGTCTCAAGCTCGAACATCTCCCATGAGCCATTCACCTTACGGCTACGCATCCACATCATGCCATCAGTGTACCCTCCGACATCGTTCTTAACATATGAACCGGCCAGGTACGTCGGGCACGCTTCACTCGGTTTCTCAACCGGTTTCACGACCACGTTTGATCCGTACACCTTGCGCGAAAATCGCACAAAGCCATACTGCAATGCGAATGCCTGAGAACAAACCTTCTTATACTCACTGCCACTCGTGATGACGCGGACAACCTTGTGGTCAACAGTCTCGTTTTGTTTTCCTCGTGAAAAGAATCCACTTGTCAGGTGTCCCAATTCGGCGTCGTCCAGCGTGCCGTCAAGGGTAGCCAAGGCGAGCTGCATCGTTATGTCCCCAATCTTCACACCATGGACACTTTTCTTCACTCGAGGAAAAACCCTCCCGTAAGACAGGGTTGTGTTCGCATAGACAAGCTCGTTGTTGACGTGAGTGATTCTCTTGACAACACTTCGGGCAGCCGCACATTGTAGGACATCCTCACACATAAGGCAAACCTTGTTTGTGGTCTTCAGTTGTTCCGTTACAAGTGACACCACAACAGCGTCGTCTTCAAGCTGGACAGAGTGATCGTTCACAGGCCATTGGGAAATGCTCTTCCACACGAAGCCACCAGTACCGCACGACATGATCTTCCTGTCGGGATCAAATCCACAACCCACATCAGCACGTGTGTAGTAGAAGTATCCACAGACTAGCAGGAGCACCACAACACGCTTGTCGAGGAATGCCAGCGCTGCTAGGAGGACGAGCAACGTCGAGTTGGTTATCAGGTTCCCGAGGGAGAAGCCTCCAACGAAATCGCGCCAAACTCCTGCAACTCCTGGTACTCCGAATCGTCGGTACTTGTCCACAACGTGTCGGGTTAGCCTCCATCCTTGAGAGATGGGGTTCATCACACATTCAATGGGGACAGATGCACCGCCAATCAAGAGTGAACCAGTGTGGTTCCCACAGCCGACGAAGGCACGGGACGTTGGTTTTCCAGCCCCAAACACCATTTTCGTCGATAGCAACTGACATCCATGACACACCATGTTGAGTGAGCAGCTCTCGTTCGTTGGTTGCAACAGCGTGGTGATAACAACCCCACTGTATCCAAAGCCACTCTGAACAAACACCGATGATTTTAATCCTTGGCAATCGCGGAACGCTCCGCTGACCAGTTTATCCAGCATTATTTGACACACGAAAGCAACGTCACGGAAGCCCGCATGTGTAGGAATGGCATTATCCCACTCAAGCTGGGGTTCCATGACGTGTTTAACCAATATCTCATTGGCTTTCGTGTCTCCCCAAACAACGACCTTCTCTAATCCAGCTCGTCCCCCAGAAGACGATATGACTCCAGGCCAATTGTCCACCTGGGACCGCAGGAATAGTCCTTCGCGTTTGTTGCCGGTAACGTGGTAATAATCAAGCAGGAGTTGCTCTGATTCCAAGCGACAAGTCATAGCCGCGTTTCCGAGCTTAGCAAATCGGAAGGTGACTGGTATGTCACCTAGCAACTGCTGGGTGTCACTGACAGAGTGGAAACTCGCCGTGATGTTCATGATGATGGCGGATCGTGCAATGGACGACACGTTGTACCCTTCTTCACAATGGAGTTCAACGCATGTACCAACAAAACCAATTCCCCACTTGAAGCATCCGGTCCCCCACCCGCGGTTGTACGGTTGCGTAGTGCAAACCCGCTCCTTGGATGATATCTCTGCCATATTAAGCTGAGAACCTCCAGGACACACATCCGTTGAGTAGGTGGCATTGACCTGGCAGTCAACTAGAAGCTCACGAAGCCATTGGCCTCCCAAGATGGTGGCAGCACTAGTCCGCAGTTCAACAAGTCCGTTTGGGGTAGCGATAACGTACCCCTCTTCCGGACGAACGATCGTTTGCATCATGGTCATTCGCTCCGCTTTCAGCGTGTACAATGGTTCCACAAATTCTCCTTTGACGGTAGACCATGTGCCAATTGCAAGAACAATGACGACCCAAGTAGGCCATCTCTTTGCAACGGCAACACAGAGCAGAGCGATAATGAAAATCGTCTTGTTTTGACGGATGGTCTTGAACGTTACCATCTCCATCTCCGCAAGTAGGTCCGCTTTCGGTTGTTCGGTAGCCCGCTTGACGCGCTTCTTTCCCACACATCGATTATATCGCAGTGTGAATTCGCTCCATGTAGATCCGCAGTCAGTGGCCTCCAAGTCCTTGGCCAAGTCGCCGACCTTAGGACAGTGTTTGGAAACCAGCACTCCGTTCCAACATCCATCTTTTGGAAGCTTGAACAAGTGCAAGTAGTCAGTCCGGTTTGTTTTCCCTTCGTAAATTTGCACGCCTTTAGCGGAGGACACTTGCATGTCGATCACCATGGTGCCACACAAGGTGGCGACCGCGCAGATGATAGTGGCGAGCAGTAGGGGATTGGCAGATCGTCGATTCTCGAGGGCGCGCACCCGCCGGGTGAGCGCCTTAAAGCGTTGGTCAATGGACATGAACAGGGCGTGTAGGACTAGGACCAGGTGCATGATGGCTTGGATGATGTCTTTCTGTAAAAAAGACCCCCATCCCAGCCCCAGCTTGCCGAGCAGTCCCTTTCGTCCGCCGAGTCCCTTGACCCGTTTGCCACGGTCCGATCCGATGGAGCTTGAAGTCCCAGGGAGCGAGACCTTTTGGCCTCCTCGATCTCTCTCCTTCTTCGGAGGAGCTCCTCCTCCACGATTGGCAGGAGGACGCGTTCCACGTCCTCTCTCCACCACTCCAGACTCCTTCTTCTTCATAGCGCCACGTTAGTACCAGAGGTAATAAAGTAGCAAATTATAAACAACTTTAGCTGTAATAGATAGGCTTAATCAACCAGTGACTTAACCAAGCTGAAGTTTTTAAAAACTA